ATCCTGCAGGAATCCACTGCGGTCCATCAGGATTGACCACTTTCCACCGGCGTCCGCAGCGCCGGCAGAGCCAATGGATCGTGGCTTGCTCGTTGCACATTGGACGGTCACCGCCTTAGGCACGCCTGATCGGTCGGACGATTCAGACGGGCGAGTTGTCATTAACCGCTGACGGTCGATCCGTCCGGATCGTGGATCACGCGCACCGTGTCCCCGTCAGCCGACGCGGACGAATCGGGACTGAGACGCCCCAAGTGGTAGTAAGTCTCCCCGACGCCAGGGGTTTTTTTCACCTTGTTGTTGGTGTCATCCCAATAGACCTTTTCGCCAGCGTTCAGCGCTTCGCCCGCGGTCATCTCGTACACGCCGCCGCCGGCCGCGACCGCCCCCAGCGCATTGGCCGCGATGTCTTGGTGGGCGATCAACGGATAGTTGCTGATGACCACGACGTCGCCCGCGTTGACCGCCGACGACGGGGTGTAATCGACCATCAGTGGATCGCCATGTCGAAAGTTTGCTTGTGCCATGGTTGGTTCCTTTCAATAGTCCGATGGATCGGTCGGATCGGACGGATCAGACGGATCGGTCGGATCGGTTACTGTCCGGCGGATTTGACCGCACCGCGCGGATCGCCCATGGCGACGCCGAAGTCCCAGTAGCCTCGCCACTGGATGCCGAGCGTGGCGAAGTCGGTGTCGCCGCGCTCGATCGTCGGCGTGCGTCGACCGCGCAGATACGCGACCTCAAGCGCCGCGACGTCCGCCGGATCGGCGAACAGATACCACGCGGTCGTGCTCGACCCGGTCAGACCTTGCGCGTCGAGATACGGCGAGTAAACGACCTCGAACCGACCCACCCACGGGTTGGACTGCGGCCGTGTCTTCGTTTCGCCGGTGATCAGGAACTGGGACCCCATCAGGTTTTCGGCCGTCCCGCGCAGCGACGCCGGGACCAACAGGATGCGCGGCTCAACCAGAATCGGCTCGCCCGCCGCGTCCGTCAGTTTGCCGAACTGCTCAATCGCTTCGGTGAGACCGTCCA